GAATCAGGTCGTCGTGTAACGCAACTTCAAAGTCTTCTTTCAACAGTGTGGTACGGTGGTCGGGTGATTCAGAACACACTTCTCTAAACTTACAGCCACCATAGTTACCACAAGATGTAAAGTTAGCTGGGTAATATTGATGTGTGTGATACGTATCAGATACTTCTAAGTGATATGCTGTATCTGCATACCATTCATCAATAGATAAGTTAGACACATTGAAGACAGCACGATTGAATCTACAAAAATGCACACCAGTTTGTACTGCGTCAATTATAAAACCACGCACAGGTAATTCTAGTATGTGTCTCGCCGCCCACAAGTATGCATGTACTTGATTGTTAGGTTGGTAGTTTCTAAAATACATATCACTCAAAGATGCTTTAGTTGTTTTTGTATCGCACAAATACAAGCCACCTTCAAACTCTACAATCTTATCTATCCTACCAGAGAATCTCTTACCAGATCTACCGAAGGGTACTTCAAATCTTTTCTCAAGACATGGCTCGCCACTAGGCATCGCCGCTATCTTTATGTTATCATCCCAGTACTCTTCTACTCTCCAAACTATGGCACGCAAAGCGGCTTCCAATCCCCTTGCTTTATCGTCTGACATAGACAAGTCTTCACCATAATTTTTAAGAGTAAACTGTATTGCTTCACGCAAAGTATCCTCTTTGTTTTTATTATAAAATCTACCTCTATCTAATATCTCGTATGCGTCATGCACTGCCGATCCAAATCCTGTTACCGTTCCATAACTTTTTAATTTGTAGCCACGTAAGTTTGTAAGATTATATAGACGGGGACACGCCAAGAAAGACGAAAGGCTTGAGGTGTCCCATACAACCTGCTTTGGTTGATCGTTTACATAAATATACTTTGGAACTTTATCTGGCTTAGACATCTTTAACTAGCACATCTAGTATGCTACCTTGTGTCACAGGTTTAGCTTTAGTTCTTGCCGCTTTACCTGTAATTCTTTTACCAGATTTTTCTGCCGCTCTAATATTCTCACGAGTATGCTTGAGATACTCAATGATCTTATCAATGTCTTGTTGGCTTTCTGCTAACTCCATAGGATCTTTTTCTAATAATTCTGTTGGTATCTCTATCTCACTCATTCTGGATCTGTCCCTCCTATATTAATCTCATCAAAGTTTGGTGTCATGTCTGACTCATCTGGTTCTACTGCCATAATCTTTGCATCGGGTATTGTAACTAAACCCATAGTTAATTTATTAGATACAAACTTGCGACTAGTCTTATCAAACTTCATGTCTGATTCCATTACTTTTTTCGCCGCATGATCTTTATCTTTTGCTTCAACTATCCAATGCTGTGTAAACATATGGCTAGTCGTAACGTCATACTTCATATTGTCTCCTTTAAAAGTTTGGTTCGTATTCTACACCTTCATCGTGTAGTCTTTTGTACTGAAGGTAAACAGCTTTGGCTTCATGATATGCTCGCCATCTACCTTCAAACTCTGCGTCATACATCTTGTCTGCCCAATACTTAAGTTGTGTTGGCACGTGACTCAAATGATCTTGCTCTTCTTTACTGATAGCAATTTCTTCTTCGCCTTGATGTAAGTTTTTAACTTCAATGGATGGTCTTTCCTGTAACGTTTGCATTGTAATGCCAGTCCTCTATTTCATCTGGTTTATTATCATCATCCCTCATGGCGATAATATCTTTCTCAATCATAGCACCAATGGTTGTCATGTTATGCACACATGCCGCAAACATTTGCAATGCATGATTGGTACCAGATCCAAGTAAAGCCATACGCAATCCCATCTCTACGAGTGCGGCTTGTACTGTGTATATATCATACTTCAATACTAAATCTGTGATTGGTTGTTTTAAATCATCAATACAATCTACAAATCTTTCTTCTGCTTTACTGCTCATCTTCTTCATAGTTTATTTCCTTCCTCATCAGTCATATCAAATGACTTTGTTTCTAATGAAGATGTAATTCTAACACAATCATTTTTAATGTCAAATACTAAATGATCATATCGCATTTCATCTACATCATCTTTGCTTTTCATTTGAGTACGATATGCCTTTACATATCTATACAATCTCATCTTCAAAGCGAATGGTTTGTCATGCCGTAGATATATACAAGGCTCATCGCTATCACTATTATCTAGATGATCGACGGCTTTTTCCAATGCGTTCGATAAATCTGTCGAGTGCAATAGGTTGTATGTCTTCGGATTGTATGCCATATTCCTCCTGTATATGTTCGTAGTCATTGTAATCTAAACTCAAATCGTCATTGTGTTTAGTCATGTCTTCAAGGTTAACTGTGTATCCATCTAATACAAAGTCACCATCTTCTAAGATGTCATCATCTTGTTCTATCTTTTTCTTGTACGGTTCTGCCATATTCTAACTCCTATTAATATATAAGATATAATCATTAAAGCAACGAACGGATTTCGAAACTTCTCTTCTGTAATAAAACCTACAATAGCGATTAATGGGAAGGCTGTCAAGCCCCCAATAAACATAAGGTAGGACATAAATTCTATAATCATAATGACCACTCCTTGATGTTGTCTACTGCACTAATCTCTTTGACAGGCATAAGTCTTTGGTTATGTCCTGGAAACATAAAGGCTAACACAGATCCAACTTCATATTCTTTTGTTGTTTCATTCATCACATCTATTTGGAAAGGGTAGTATGATGAACCACTCTCGATAGCATTTACTCTATCCATAGTTTCTGGTGTGACTGACCACACCTCACCCCTTATTCTAAATCCTTCTTCTCTTGCTACAAGAATAGGAAAACTCCTAGCATAACTAAATAAGTCATACCTCGGATCGGCTGTCACATATGTGCCAATGTATTCAGATGAATTACCCAACACACTATGAAGTCTGCCCCCCTTCTTTAGTGTACCATAGACGAATAGATTAGTCCTCCAATCATAATCATTCGACATTAAATTGTCCTTTCAATATTGTTTTCTTTGTTATACAGTTGGTGGGGATAACCACACCCCCACCACCACATTGACTTTCCTCGTCAAAAGATGACACAAGAATGACGGAATCATTATCTTCTTTGATGATATATCCGACACTTGTAACGGGTCTTAGCTTTTGTTCTTGTAGTTCTTTTAAGTCTTGCCATGTGTTATCGTCCGACATAGCGTCGAGCCAATCAATAACTACAATCTGCAATTCATCTTTCTTCATAGTCCTCCTCGTATCTATCTTCATCTGTTGTATACCATTCGTACTCTCGTTCTTCTGCAATACGATCAACAGCATGATTAATCATGCGATCCATTTCTTCTCGCAATCTGTCATGGTCTGCTGCGTTACGTCTGTGCATCATGTTTGTAGTAGTTCTTGGATTAAAAGTAATGTTCAAGTCAGACTTAATCTTCTTGCCAGACTTGATAATCTTATCCCAATAGTCTTTGTCATGCACAATGAGAACTCGTCTTCCAACTTTCTTGACACGCACATACAGATAATCATTGAAGTCATTTCTTTTTGAACGTGCATTGTGATTGTTGATAAACTGATTCCATTTACGAGTATCTTCTCTCGCATAGTTGGAATGTCTGCGACGAAAGTATATGGGTGTCTTATGTTTATTAACAGTATAGATGAGATCACATACATCTGTCATCTCATCTTCGTTCCAAATATATTCGTTGTCGTCTTCATCACGTTCATACTGTGGGTGTATGTATCGTATCTGCCTGGCGTTTTCAGGTATGTACTTTCCTATAATCATTTTAAATAGATGATGAGGAATATACCAATAAGACTAAGTATAAGATAAAGAATTGAATTGTCAATTTCCATTTCATCTGCCCTCCTTCACAAAGGTGTAAGTTCCAAATGCGATAAAGCCACATGCTATACCACACATAAAAGTTAATAATGTAATTATAATCATATCATACTCCTGTAATTTGTCAATAGAAATAACACCGATAGAACACCGAAAGAACTCGATAGGTCAACATATTGAGGTTGGGGGGCATGTGCAATCCCTATTAACGATTTAAAATTTATTATTATTTTTCTTATAATAATATATTGTGTTGCCCCCTTGTCGATATACATAGTACCCTCGTGTTCTGTCGGTGTCATGTCGGTGTTATAGTACCATGTTCATAGGTTTTAAACCTGCTGATTGCCCCTCTCTAAATAGACAAGCAAAGTGATCAAAGCTATGCCCCAGATCATTATAATCATAAGCTGAGTTATGCATAGACATTGCAATAGCTTTCTTCGGTATCTTCAATGTGCTACCCCACTGCTTTAGTTTTCTCAGTGAGATACATGGTTGACCTGCATGAAAGCTACCAATCCAATCCCATATGTGGAACTTCTTGATATATTGTGAGGTCATTCTCTTGTTACCAATGTGATTCCAATCTCCATTTTGTTTTAGCCTAGCAACTAGACTAGGTAAAGATGTATGTAGATTACTATCGTACTTTATGCTTACAATAGTCTTAGGATATTCTTTAGTATGTGGATCATACAACTCATCATATTCTGATTTGCGTATGCGTGTACCATTGAATACAATATACTTTGTACCATGTAAATTACAATACACATCTTCATCAAGCCAACGAATTGTGGTAGAGGATTCGCCACTAGGCACATATCCATATCTAATATCTTTTAGATGTAGATGTTTAGGTAGTCCTGCTTTAATAGGATTTGCCCACACATACTCATCTTTGCCTTTGATATTTTTTCTCCAACCTAGAACTTTAGTTTTGCCAAAGTCTTTGGTACGATTAGATAAAGATATTCCAAAAGTGATTGGCTCATTCCAATAATAACATACGTTAGGTTTAAAGTAATCGTTGCTCATGCTCTGTTCCCCACTATTTCTTCACTGATTAGACAACCCATACCAACAGGATTCTCTTCGCAAAGGTCTATTATTTCTTCTTTGTCCATCTGGTATAAGTCTTGCATATTCATTGCTTTACCATTCCACATGGTTTCGTCTGCGTCTTGCTTTGGTACAGGTACATTTTGTATACCTACACCACTAGCTAGAGGTGTTGGTTTTATCTCAACCCCCTTACGATAATAGCCATAGCGACCAGTATGATAGCCACCATAACCCCAATCATCATCTTCGTAACACCACTTGCTATCCGATACATCTTTGATGGTATCAGTTTTCTCATCATAGTACTTATCACGTTTTCCGTATGATGTGGGTTGTATGGAATAGGTGTTGGATAACCAACCTACATTGTCCATATCTGTACCTTGATCCCGATTGAATATAACAAACTCTTTTGTCTTGCCATCAAGGAACAATAGTTTGTCAGTACCAATCAAATCCTCAATCATTTCTTGCCATTCTGCATTGTGCAATAATTTAGGATTAGCTGAGAGTTGTGGTCGTAACACCCACTTAACAAACTGATGTGTGTCAGATTTGTTGTTGTCAATCATAGGTGTTGGCAACTGTGGACCATTGTGCATTACCCACATATCTCTATCATCACCCTTTGCTTTGGATAGCACTTGGAATGGGTGAGACATAGCTTTGTTAGTATCTCCGTTAGTTGCAAATCTAAAGTGAATACCCATAGGAATATCCATAGATTTGTATTG